ACGCCACTCAGTAGCCTCAAGAAGTTTTGAGTAGTCACTTTGTGAACCAACAATCTTGTTGTACATTTCTGGTGGCATAACGAAGTTGCCCATTGAAGCGATTGTCATTGAGTTGCGGGCAATACCAGCTTCCTTCAATGCGTTCAAGTTTACTTCGTTGATTTGTTGTACACGGTCAAAAGCACGTAGGTTACCACCCTTTAGGGCTTCCCACATTGAGTTAACGTGTGTTTGGTAACGCTCTTTCCAATCCATATCTGCGAACTGGTTGGTCGTCTTTGCAACTTCCTCACCTGCTTTAGCTTCGCCTTCTACAGCTGGCTCTTGTGCGTTTTTAGCGTAAAAGTTCTTAACGAAACCTTCGAGGACTGCGTTCATCTCTTTTCGCAATTCGTCTTTTGTCATTTCGATTTCTTCCTTTTCTGTTTCAGCTTCTGCTGAGTTTTCTTTAGCGATTTCCTCCAAGCCTTTATCAGCCTCTTTAGTATCGCCTTCTAATTTTTTCTTTTCTAGAGCAATAAGCTCCTTTACTGCCTCGGTGAGATCTTCAACAACTTTGTCACTGACCTCATTGTCAACAGCTTCTACTTCAGTTTCCACTTCCTCTTGTTCAGCGTTTTCAACCTTTTCGGTTTCCTCTTCTTTTACATCTTCCTGAACTTCAGTTGTTTCTACTTCGGTGTTTTTGACTTCTTCTTCAGTCATGTCTTCACCTTTCTCGGTTACTAACTCCTCTACTTCTTTGTCAACCTCCAAACCTGCCTTTTGAGCCTCATCAATTGAGTTTTTGACGATTTGGTTAACAGTAGCTGAGTAGTTGTTTGGGACAACCACTTGTGATAGACCTACCATTTCGTGGGAATAGTACATTCCGTCAGTTGGGTCTGGGCTGCCACCTATTGTTTCTATGCTGAATGCACCTGAGAACCCTTGAGTTAGCAAGTTGTAGGCAATACGAGCATATGTATTGCTATTAATTGCATAGACGATTCGGTCAACGGTAACTTTACCATTCTCTTTTTTTAATCCTTCTACACGACCAATGATGTTGCGTAACTTATCTTCATGGTCAGCAGTCAATTGTCCTGCATATTTAGAAAGATCGAGAGAGTCAATATCGTACTTTGTTCCGTTACGCTGCACTGTTGAGTCAGTAATGACTAGTGCTGGATTGAAAGTAACGACACCTTCACCTTCGTCTGTAAAAGAGTTCTTGGTCACATCAACAGGTATTTGTGTTTTGCTCATGTGAACCTTTCATTTAGTGTTCGAGTGATAACTGGCTGTTATTTAGCTCTTCGTATCTGGAGTAATTATATCAGATTGTTATTTTTTAGCTCTGGTACGGGAATTTCGAGTAGGTTTAGTATAAATAGCTTCTATTTTTTCACTAACAGATACTTGGTTAGTTAACAATACCGCCATAGATTCATCAATACTACCAAGGTGTTTACTAATTTGTTGAAGAGGGATCTTTTCTACTTCATTGATTCTAGTTTCTAGGGCAGCTAATTTAGCAATCATTTCATCTAATCGTTTCTGTTGTTCTTCTAATTTAGCTTTATATGAATCGGCTAGATCCTTATAGTTATCGATACTAGTTTTTAAGGCAGTAGAGCGTGAAGTTAATACAACTCCTACAACTGTAGTAGTAAAGCCAATTATAGTGGGGATCCAAGTAAGTAAATTATCCACGCTTCGGACTCCATAAAATTATAAATACGTAACCTGACATAGCCGTTAAAATAATGATTGTATTTAAGATTGTCATAAAGCCTGCATTAGTCTGTACTAGATCGTCAGTTATTCCAGTTACTAATAAGGTAGATTCGCCACAAGCAGGTTTAACCCATTTATAGTGGATTTTAATATAAGTCCCCTTCTTATACTCATAATTATACACGCCCTGTGACGTTGTTAGAGCTTGTGTGTTAAACTTTCCGTCTTTAGTTGGATCAATATATATCTGTTGATCTGAAGGCGTACCACGTTCGAATTGACGCTCACTAATTAGAGCTAGATTAGGTCCATAAGCAGCACCTAGTGTATGAGGTTGAGCATCCAAATGTTGTATACCCTGCTTTACAATAGAGCTTGTAATAGTAGCACATTGAGATGAACCATTAAAAGCTAAGGCTGTTTCTTTAGCCTCCATCGCCAAGATATCTAACATATATTGTTTCTGACGGAGAATAATATCTTTATTGTTACTTGTTTCGGCTTGATAAGAAATGGTTAAGAATACTGATGCAACAAAACATAGCACTAATGGTAGTACTATTTTTGAATATGCTAGAAACTTCTTAATTCTTCTTGTCATTGTTAGGTATAGGTTTCACTCTTACTGAAAGCATTGAACGTGCCATTGAATCTACATAGAAATTGAATACCATTTGACAGTGGCGACATTTTACTTCACCACTTGAGCCAGGATGAACCTTAACACATAGATGATTGCACTTCATTAGCTTGTTACTTTTTTTCGCTCTTACCATTGCTGGGCAACGGATTTCAAATAACTTCGCCTCCTCCATAAGACTAGTCCTCTACAACATTTTTAACTTTAGCCATATTTTTAGCTGTCACTTTTCTAATTACAGGACCAGCTTCTGAACCCATGTCTAATTCTTCATAGCCTTTCGGTACTTGTACTTCTTTGTCTTCTTTAATCACAGACTTCTGGTTTTTCTTCCATTCGGCTAGAGTCTTTTTTTCTTCCTCTGACATTTCAAAACCAGGGATTTGTTCTAGTTTAAGTAGACGATTGATTTCTAGATCCATATTATTCCTCTCGTTATTTCTTTCATTATACAATTTTAATCTATTTAGCGGTTGGTGAGTCAGGACCATCTGTAGTTAGACGGTTAGTTGGGTGACCTTGGATTTCGATTTCGCCAAACATAACAGTAGTAGTGTTCCTGGATGCTTTATTTTCAAGCACAATGTCTATATTGTATTTACCAGGCTCCAACCAAGCAGCTTGTTTATGAATAGGGAAGATGATTTGCCCTTCACGTGGATCAATATTACTCATATCTGTTGGGTTATCACAGTCTATATCCACCTTCCACATAACATTGTTATAGCCCTTAGTAGTAGTGCGTTCTTGTTCATCAGGCGTTGCATCATCCATTGATTGGTCGTATTCGTTATTCTTTACCGTTAAGCAAGCCTTATAACCTACAAGTGATAGTTTTTCTGTTCCTCCTGTAGTTTGTTTCTTCCAGGACCAACGAATTACTCCAGTATCTCCTCGTGGATGCGAACCTAATTTAAGTTTCTCTAATTTAGCCATTATTACTCCCTATTTCATTATGTTCATGAGTGCAGTGTTCATGAGTACAATTTTCATCACAACCTTGGTTCATGCATGAGTTAATTATTTTCTGTAAGTTTTCACCCTCTTCCCTGGTATACGTGTTGCTTATTTCGCCATTTTTAATAACCAATTTATATGAGCAACTGCAATTCGGGTGAATCGCTCCACCTACAATGTCTTCATAATCTGCTACAAATGTATATTTCTTACCATTTTCAACGATATCTATACTATCTCCCTTATTTAAGAAGTTAGATTCAAACGGTACAGGTCCTCTATCGATTAACTCTTGACAGTAAGCACAAGGATGTCCTGTTCGGGAATAAAGTTGCTTGTATGCATTCTTTAGTTTACCTGTAACTTCTAGTAATTGTTTATCCGCGTCGTATTGTGCTTGTACGTAAGCCCTGGAGGTTTCATGTCGAGCAATTAAGGTAGCACGATTTTTAGATACCTCAGTAAATTCCTTGCGGATAGAGTTGATTACATCTTTACGAGCAAAACCTTCTAATGCCATTTTGTTGGCTTTATCATAGATTTTACGATTCTTTTCTAAGATGTCTGTAGTATCGATAGCTTTTTTAATCTGCTTTTTAGTAGGCTTCTTTGTGAAGTAGTCTTTGAACTTGTCTGGATTGCGATCATAAGCCTCACCAATTAAGTCAATGGCAACTTTACCCATTAAGTCAGAGTAAGCCTTGTTAGAAGCCTTTAGAACATCATTTAAGATGGTTTGTAAATGTCCCTCACCTGAAGTTTGTGCCCTTTTATCAATAAATTCACGAACACTTTTAGATAACACATAAGTTTCAGGCTTAATTATGTCTATTCTTGGTTGTTTAAGTATCATAGCTAGACCGAATATCGGAGTAATGTATAACCAGTATTCCTTGAGAAAGTCACCTATTTCTGTAGCAAAGTCCTTAGAAATGTCTGTTGGCATAAGGTCTGGCTGAGTAAAGGAATTAACCGTGATATTCTCCAAAGAAACATTCAAGATTCTTTGGTGTACATCCAATAACTCTTCTTTCAGTTTATTATGAGCATTGTTAACCTTAACTATATCGTCAGGGGTGATATCGTTCTTATAAGCGTTGCCGATAACAATATCAGCAATATCTCCATCATCATCGTCAGGTTTATCTAGATCAATTCCTTGCACTTTAAGAGTTTTACCTACTAAGTCTTCAAATGGGGCGTAGTATTCGTTTGGATCGACCAAATTACCATTAATAGTCATATCATCTAGGTAAGCTAGAGTCATATGAGGGTTGTAATCTGGGTATTTCTGAGTATAGTGGTCTAATTTGAGTAAATCTTCATGTACCTTGACTAGTTCATCACTCTTTTCCAGTAAAGCAACTAGAGCAAAGCCTGTAGATACAGGGAAATGACTGATTTTTTCAATTGTTACCTCTTCAAGTCCAGATTCTTCGACAATTTTAAGGATTTGATCCTTGATTTCGTAAGGTTTGTCCTTTAATCCGTATACTAAGGTTACGTGTGGGTTGTCTTGCCCTGGAATATTAGTTGTTTCAGGCAGTAAATCGCTGACATTTGTAAGAATTGAGGTGTCTAATCCTGAATTATTCAATCTATCTAGCACATTTATAGCTTCAAGTTCAGCTCCTACCCAGCCCTGATCATCTGGTTCCTCTTCCTCTCGATTCTTATCGGCATTTTTAAGAGTTTCTTGAGTAGAATTATCAATATTTATGACAGGAGAAACATTAACAACAGGTTGTTTGTCGGATTCTTGTACTACAACTTTGTTTTCTGGGGCTTTCGGTGCTTCAATATGAATGTTTATTGGAGAGTTTTCTGTAGTAGGTTTTTCTTCTTGAGTACTTACTTGTTCTTTAGCTTCCTTTTCAGCTTGCTCTTGAGCTTTACGGGCTTCCTCTTCGGCTTTTAATTTATCTTCATCAATAACTAAGTCTTCTAGGTCAGATTTACCTGTAGCGTATGAAACAGCACTTTCTCGAGTATAGCCTTTTTCTACTAGGTCTTGTGCTAGGGCGGATTGACTGTTTCTTAACTCAGTAGCTTTCATTTCAGAATCGTAGTCTTTAGATAAGGCACTTCTTAACTCGATAGTATAACCTGTTCGTTCGTATTCATTAGGATAGTTTTTACGGTAATCCAAATTGAGTACATCAATAATATCTTCTACACGTGGCTCAATAGAATCTCGAATATAGTTATCATCCTGAACTCTAGCTGTTTCACGGGTTGTGCCAGATTGTTCAATACCTAGATTCGTTTTAGATGCTCCTGCTACTGCGATAAACTCACTTCGATTTATCTCATTAATGTCTAACAAGGCAGCTTTATTTAAGTCTATTTGCATATCCTGCCACTGAACGGCTCCTGCTCCATTGGCAAAAATAGGTTCACCTTTAGTACCTGAAGTAATTCTTGCCTTGAAGTTTTCAAAGTCCCCATCGTCTAGTAAAACGTCTGTGGTGATAATTCCTGGAGCATTTAGGTTACCATTGAGAGATTGACGTGTGTGGTCTGCCGATTGATTTAAGGTATAGATAGCTGGTTTAGCCGCATCAACTAATGACCATGCTTGAGAGGTGTCAAATGGGCTTTCTTCCATAAAGGTAATAATTTGGTGTGGTTGCCAGTGCCGCCTTCTACCATCTGCTTTATATTCAACATAACCTGCAACTTCACCATTTTTATCGATAACTCGCTTAACTTCAAATGGATTCAATAGTACGAACTTTTGTATATAACTCAATCCAAATCCAGTTGGTTCTCTAACTACACCTAAGTAATATCGCCCACATAGATCTAGGTAGATGGAAATGTTCTTCCAAAACTTCTTCGTGGAGAAGTCAGTAGATTCTTGAATGAGTTTTAAATATGGGTGAACAGGATCTTTATTTAATTTCTGATACTCCTCTAACAATTCAGGAGTAACATCAATATATAAGTTACGTTTAGCAATTGCAGATACTCGGTTACCTTTACGCTGAGCTGCCGCATATGGATAGCCTCTATAAGCATCTTCAGGGGTTACCTTAACACCGCTCCATGTAGGAACTAGTGACGGTTTAGTATTACCATACCTTAAAAACTGGTTAGAAGCATTGAAACTGTTGTTGTTCTTTCCATTCGTGAAAGAGTTTATTATCGTATTAAAAAGACCCATGTATCGTTTCTGTGTTAGAGATTATTATATCTAGGTCTAATTATACCAGATTATTTATTTTTTAGTTCAGGATGGCGTTCTTTAAGCCATGAGTTAAAATTAGCATCCACATCAGCTACAAGTTCTTCAGGTGCCTTTTCATACTTATCGAGATTGTTCATTTCCTTATACATATATTCAGTAGCATAGTCTAGGATTATTCCAGCCTGAAACTCAGCAAATTCTGTGGCTCCTTTTCTAACCTTTTCAATCTGTTTATCTAGGCGGTCCTGTAACTCCTCTGCCATCTCATCAGTAATCTCTACCTTTCGTGGATTGTGATCCGCCACTAGGATTTCATACAACTTCCAGAGTCCTAGGATATAGAGTAAGATTGTTACAATTGTTGCTACTATCTCAAACATTGGCATCATCTCGGTATTCCTTTAATAGCTTAACTACTCGTTTAGCACTCTTTCGTACTCGTTTCATAAAGTAATCTAATTCAACTAGAGCAGTTTCAATGTATAGAGGAGAAAGTTCTTTACTTTCTTTTTTATCGGATATTTCGGTACACTTCGCAATATGCTTGTCTAGTTCTTCTTCATAAACACGCCAAGCGTCTTCCAGATTCACAGGAATGTCCTTTTTCCTGGATCTAATGAAGTTGACTTCAATTTTCATTACGCCTCCTTTTTAGCCTTACCACGACGTGAAATACGTCCACCTTTTCCACCAGCAATTCGTGCTAATTGTGGGTTAGCTGCAAAGCCTTTTCTAACTCCTGTAACCGAGCCACCTCTTCGTCCTAGATCCCTGAAATAATTACGAGCCGCGTCTTCACCGCCCAATTTATTCGCCATAGTTTTAAACATCTTATCGTTAGGTTTACCTGCCATTTAATTTTCCTCCTTAATATAATCTACATCTATTTTGTAACCGTTTATTCCTAGCTCTCTAGCCATTTCATAGGCTTGTTGTTCTGCTAGGTATTCGGCTTGATTTTCGGTGCCTGCTTCTATATGTAGTACAGTTCTTAATGTAAGAGTTATTCCTGCTACATACTTTCTAGGCTTGCTATCTGGATCTGATTCGTACCATTTAGAGTTCGTCATAATCGTCTTCTCTAATTCCTTCTATTTCGATTACTGAAGTGTCAATATCACAATCCAGATATGTTCCTTGAATTTGTTGGATAACTTCCTTTTCGAAGTTTACCTGGGCTTCTTCCTCATTCTTAGCTAGTACATCAAAGTCGCTTAAAGAGATGATAAATTCACCACTCATTGTATATACCTTTTTAGACATCTTTGAACTCTTCCTCTGTTGGTGTCTTTGGTGGTACATTCACTGTAATACTAACTGCTCGATTCACGGGTTTCCATTGAATAAGTGTACCCTTGAATCCTGTTAGTCGTGCCTCTTTAGAGGTTACGCGTACCACCTTTACTTGTTTGGGATACGCTACTTGTATCTTCATAAGCTCCGTCCTTTCTTTTCATTTGCTTATGTTTTAAGTATAAGGGATAATGTTGCTAATGTCAACGCTTTTATTTCCATTCTACTGAATCTAGATCCACATAGAACTTCTTCCCAGCTTTTTCAGCATAAATAGAGTTCATTTGAACATCTATATTTTCCCAGCCCAATTCCTTCAAATCTTCTGCTACCATATCTAAATCTAGTGTAGTATAGATCTTGTATTTTTCACCATTTACGATGTTAGTAATGTCTTGCTTTAAGTTTGACTTGTTCATTTCTTATCCTTTCATTTAGTATTCGCATTGTGCAATAATAGAAGGTTTGTCTAGATTCCAGAAGTTAATAAACCTAAGTTCACAACTTTCTTCCCAGGTTGGTTCAAGAGAAGGTTCAATGTTTAATATTTCGTAGCCAACTTTCTCAGCCTCTGTAACTTCTTCCTGATTCTCGAGTATATAAATCTTATGACAACCATCCCAGGCGAATTGTGTTGCCTCTGGTGCCATTTCTTTAACTTTAGTTAAAACGTTCATTGTACTTGTCCTTTCTTTTATATTAATAATTATAAGACATAAGCGAATAAAAATCAATACTTTCTTGCAAGAAAGTTATACATTTATGAGATATTTAGATTTTCATCTCTTCTCATTCTTATTCAATTCAGCTTCATAAGTACGGTGGTTCATGAAATAAGTGTTGAATTTTGCAAAATCCATTAAATCTAAATCATCTTCTAAATCTATGTCATCAATGTAGGATTGTAAAGCTATATCCATTAACTGAGAACCTTTTATCTCTCTACTGAAAAAGTTATTGCAGATGACATCAGCAAGTAATTCAAATAAACAGCTGATATCAAGCTCTCCAAAGACTCCATACCAATAGCCTACATTTCGCACGCCTTCTTCTTGAATTTCTTTAATCTGTGCTTGCAATGCTTTTCTCTTATTACTGTCCATCTTAGTCCTCCTCTATGTTGATTGTTATTAGTCTTTACTTGATACAGTGAATTTATCCCAATCAGTTTGATTGAAAATACCCTTCACAGTTTCCTTAGCCAATAGTTCGATATCACAAATCCGTTCAGGAGTATAGAGATTGGCATAAACAGTTATACCGTCAGCTTTATAACAGAATTTGCCTTGATGATACCAAGCGAACTTGACTTCGATATCTTTGTACTTCTTTGGCAATCTGTTTTTAATGTTGTTGTCCTTGTCTATAATTACGTTTTGATCCATCTACTGTCCTTTCGTTTATGTTATAACCTAAGTTTATATCATTCTACCGCTTATGTCAATACTTTTTATGTCTAATTCTTCTTATTCAGTAGCATATTGACTTTAACCTTATATAAAGCAATAAGACGTTCTAATTCAACATTAGAAATCTTGGTATAGTCTTTGTTTAACTGTTCTAATCTGGCTACCTTTTCAGGTCCTAGTTCTCGTTTAATTTTTGGTGTATAGACTTCATAGTTGCCATTGAGGGTTCGGTTACAATTCCTGCAACATACTCGACAATTATCTTCTTCCCATCTAGTACCGAAATACCCACGTTTAATCCAGTGAGCATTGTCCATAATTTTCCAGGAATAACGTTTACCACAGGTATAACAAACACAGGAACCATCTTGTAAAGAATATTTCAACCTTATGTATTTAGAGAATACTTCATCTAAGTGCTTTATAAGCGTTGGACGTGTGTATTTCTTTGAAGATGATATGTTATATAACTTCGGCTTTTTAATCGCTGAAACACGCTTAGAAACGGTTTTAGGACGCATTCCACTATCCCACATAGCTTTGTAGCATTGGTATTTATAATGTCCTGGTTTTTTACAATATTTGCAGATTGGAGTTTTCACATTCATTCTACTCTTCATTAACAGGTGTGATTTTAAGTACCCTAAGTATAGCCTGACCTGGATAATGTTTATCTGGTTTATTTCGTAGCAATATATCTATGTTATTACGCGTATTCTTATCTAAGTCCTCATCAAACTCTCGATCCCACGTTGGTAATGCTCCTTTATTCACTTTAAGTACCGTTTCATATGTGTGTATACTTTCGTTAAAGTAGCTTTCCTCTTCAAAAGAGATTAGATATTTTTGCCAATCCATTTTATCTAGCATATAGTCATATAGCCTCTTCTTTAGTACTCTGTATTTACCATCCTTTTGATAGAGTCTGTACTCAATCTTTTTCTCTCTTTCCAGCTTGTCGACTAAGAATCCATTGTAACCTAGTTCCGTGCGTTTACGCCTTAAGTATGCGTCTGAGTATTTCGGTACCAGAAATGCTTGGACTGTAAGGAAGTTGTCCATATTGTTATCCAGATATTCACCCATTGTACAGACAACTGCATTAGATGTTCCAGGATCGAACGAATATACAGTTTCCAGCATTTTCTTTAACATTCCTGCGTTAGCCTTGTCCATTTCTTGTCCTCCTTTTAATTGTAGAGTGCTTAATTTAGCACCCTACCTCACTTAAGCCTAATTCATTTAGATTTTCAACTTGCCTGAATGTTTGACTAGTTTGCTTTTTAGCACCAATATATTGGTTAAAGACCTTAATGTCTTGCCAGCCTAACTTTGCCAATTCCGCCACTAGAGTGTCTATGTCTAGAGTGGAGCCTTTAATGTTGATGATATTGATGATATCTTGTTGTAAATTTGAAGCGTTCATTACTATCCTTTCATTTGCTTATGTTTAGATTATATAGCATTCAATCGCTTATGTCAATAGTTTTCTATGAGTTCAGAAGAATAATCTTTTGCTTGCATAACAACACGAGTTTTTTTCCAGGTAACAATATTATGTAGACTAAATTCAGGAGAGCATTTAACACAGCTAGCTATCTTTCTTTTAGAAAGTGGTCCTTTTCTGTATATTTTATGTCCATTTGGGCAAGTACCTACATATGTGAAGATTATGTATGCTTCTTGATTTCCATACGTTTTACCAGTGCCACCAATTTCGATGCATTTTTCTTTCCAGACAGAGTTGTGACCATCCCATGAATGTGTTAGAGCGTGTGCTATTTCGTGTAATATGACTTCCCTGAGGATTTGTTCATTGTTAACCTCAGTTAATGGCTTACTCAGTAGAATCTTCTTAGCTGTATAGTTACACTGTCCAAATGCTGTTAGTTTTGAATTAAATGCTAATTCCCATGAATCGTCTAGGTGTTTAGCCATTAACTCTCGTGCTAGCTTTTCTGCGTCTTGTATATTCATATTCTGTCCTTTCATTCGTTTATGCTTTAATTATATGACATTGTAGACAGAAAATCAATACTTTTTAGCGAGAATATAAAAGAAAAGCCCCTATTTAAGGGGTTATTTCTTATTTTTCCTGTTCTTCAGCTATAATCTTATCTGCTTCTTCTATATCTTGTTCATCGAAACCCATTTGCTTTAGCATTCGGTTAGCAAACTCATCTGCTGTTTCATTTTCCGAAATGCTCATTATAAATGGCTTCTGGGCTTCCGCTTGGGGTGTACTTGCCATCTTTAATATCTCCTGTTTTAATTTCCTTAAATGTCTTAAGATCAAAGACTGCTAATTGTTCAGCTTGTTGTGCCTTTTTAATGGTATCTTTACTATACTTACCTACGTGAGAAATATCTAGGTACCATTTACCGTCCTCTGGGTTTTTCCAACCTCCAAGGTTAGCATCTGGATGGCGAAGTTTATCTATGTTCTTAACAATGAACTTCTTTAGCTCCACTGCACCGAGTTTATCTGTACTAATGATTGCCTCACTATCTTTATGCGGGGCAAAAGCTATACCTTCTCGTTTCGTATTGCCGTGAATGTCGATTGTCATACCGCCATTCTTGTTAGCCGAATCTAGAATCTTTCTGATATTGTTCGAACTAACGCCTACGGTACCAGCACCTGAGCCACCTCGTTTACCAGGTCTGCCCAGATGTCCCCAGTTGCCACTTCCTTCACCTCCGTTTAAGAGTAGAGATAAAGCAAGTACGGCGTTCTTAATTGCTTGTTGTCTATTCATAAGACAAGTATATCAAATCTATTTGTCCTCTCCTTTCCATCGTTTATTATATGAGAAAAGAGCGGTTATAGCAATAGTTTTTGTAAGAAACCTATCCTAGGGTTATTCATTAGATTAAGCTGTCTGAATAGTGTATGTTGAGCCATCTGGTCGTCTATATGTATAGGTTTTTAATCCTTGTGTATTAGTTTTGACTGACACATATTTATGATTAATTGGAACCATATACACATCAGTTCGTACCTTGGTTTTCTTACTACCTGAGCTGCCTGTGGTACCCAAGCTTTGAAAGGCTACAGCTGCCACCTTGAACCTATTATCTGGATGTAATAAGACTTCTGATTCAAAGTTAGTATTAGTACCCATACCCTTCAAGTCCATAGCTTTACCGCCATATTTAGACAATTTGGATACATACATTCCTTTAGTGTTCTTATCTGCTAGAATATGAAGCCCTACATTATTTTGACCATATCCTGAAGTGCCTTTTTCTTGTAACTCTCCACTGCGAATAGTGGTGCTTGTAGGAGCTTTATCCTGATAAATATATTTACCTATTTTTTCAGAGAACTTGTCTATCTTAGAAAAATTACCCTTAGCCGCTTGCTTAGCAAATGTTTGCATGTCCTTGTCTGCAAATACTTCTTCACCAACTCCTCTAAATAGAATTGCATTGTTTCCTAGTGGACGATCAACAGCAGATATCACATCCTTATATGCTTTTTTAACTGCGTCTGAACCCTGTCCAGTGCGAGCATATTTATTCACGTTCTTATATGAACCTTCACCATATTCTGAGGTGTAGTCAGTGATAGCTTTTTTCTGCTCATCAGTGAGTTCTTTAGTGTGGTCTGAATTAAGAATAGCCTCATAGTCTTTCTTAGAGAAACCTTCCAACTTTTGTCCATTTTCACTAACATACATATATGGAGTACTTGAGCCTGCCTTAGCTGCTTTTTCATCAAACACTGGACGGTAAAGCACTTCCTCGCGTTGAGCTCCTGTAACTGAATCGGTGTAGGTTCGTTTAATTGTAGGTAGGTCTGAGTAGCTACCTCGTTTAGGCATCAAATCTTTACTGCTAGGAGAGGAGGTAGAACTATCGCTTACTCCACCTTCACCGCTACCACCCACTTTTCCTGGTCTACCTGAGTGTCCGAAATTACCACTTCCTTTTCCGCCGTTGATAACCATACTAATCGCTTTGATAGCTTGCTTGATTGCCTCATTTCTTTTCATTAACAAACCTTTCCATCTGCTCCATTAGAGTGAATGTAGTAGCTTCTAGGACTTTGTCTGTTTCTGTATTGTAAAAGAATGGTTGCTTAATCTCAAACCTTTCCTCTAGTTTTTCGGCATCTTTAGCCCAACCCTCCCAGAGAAGAGTGGTGCGGACATCAAACTCTTGTTTGTGAGTGATGCACAATTGTTTCATTAGGGCTGAGGTAGCATTACCAGTACAGCCCTCACATGTTCGTTGAAATAGGACTATCATTAGTCTTATTTTACCACGAAATACGTTTAGAGTTACGTTTGGGATCTCTTTGAGGGTTAACTTTTCTATCCCACATCCAACTTGCAATCATAAAAGAGTCGGAATAGTCAGGAGATCGTCCTAGAGTTTCCTTAAGTTTGGACTTCTTTATAACTTTGGGTTCTTGGTTTTCCATTTCATAAGTATGAGCTCCAAGTTCTTTTCTTAACTCACCTAGAGTGCTTACATCCTTATAGAGTTTAATAGTTCCTGAATCCATATTTAACATTAAGTTATAGTAATTGTCTGATCTCGATTGACCAGTGTTTACATATTCTGTTAAGGTCCAGCCACGCACACGTAAAGCATCCCTTACGCCTACGCCGACACCGTTTGATTCCACCGCTATGTTTTTAGCGTTTACCTGTTGAAAACCATTTCTTTGGGCAAACTCTATTAATTCATTCGCAATTAAGTAACTTAAAGGCTCTTCACTTTTTCTATCCCAATTCATCTGTACATTAGAGCATTTCTGAGTTACTAACACACCATTATCTATAAGAGAAAATACTGTACGATCTCTACCAGCATCTGAAACGTCCACTCCAATAACTTTATTAAAGTTCTCACTAGGTTGAGGCAATTCATACGTTATAGCTTTATCTATCAAGCCTGATTTAAATAGCGAACTATCATCATCTGCATAATCCCAATCTCCATCGAGCAAACGTTTTCTTTCCCTCCTAGGAAGCGTTTTAAGCGTGTCTATGTAGCTTTGTGGAATAAATGGATTCTGATATACCGACATACGAAGAAAACAGCGTTTCATAGGCACTTTCTTTGGAACCTTTTTTTTATCAGGTCTAATAACCGTTTCACCAATTATCCAGCTTTGGTATTCACCACCACCAAGTTCCATATATGGATCGTAATACTCAGTTCGTAGGAAGTTTTGAGAGGGGTTACCAGAGAGTACTAGTTTACCAGGCAAGCTATGTTCTTTCGCCATTATGCCACGACCAACACGTGAACGAATAGCATTCTTAGCCTCCAAAGTTACTTCACCAGCCTCTTCAATAAACGCCATATCTAGCTCAAGGGAACCGAAACGTGAGAAGTCAGGGTCGGAGGGGTTTTTCATTAACTCACCAAAAATAACAGTTGATCCATTGTTATACTTAATTTCTCCTAACTGGGCAGAGTAGTTGAAGTCCTGGTCCTCTACCAAATTGAACATCTTATGTACTTGACCCAGCAAGGTCTGGATGAATGATTGTCGTAGAGATTTAAGGGTTTTTCTTCCTACAAACAAACGACAACCAGGATATTGCCTGATGGTGAGAAGTACCATAATAGCCATCGTAAACGTTTTAGAATTATGGGTAACGATAAAGTCATTTGTCAGATATAAACCATCAAGATTAGACACGGAAATACATCTCACTGGCATTGTGTCTATAGGTGTGATTTTTACTATCTTTTTCGTAGGGATTCCAGCCCCATTGTTATAAGGTTTGACTCGACTAAGCTTACGAGGCAGTGAAAAGAACTTGGATTTCTCTTTATGTTGAAGGTATAGAGTGTACGCTGGTAATCCTTGCTTCTTTGCACCATTGTTAACGTGATAACTATCATGACAAGAGAGTGTTGCGTTGCCTCCTAGGCTTCTGACAAGCCACTGAACATCTTTAGCGAGCCTTTCTGATGTCGAAGTGAAAGATAAGTGACCACGCGTATCTATTGTTCCATCTGTATCCATCAATCCCTGTAACAGTTTCCAACGCTCCTCAATAGTACTCATCTTATAGTGTTCTGGAATAAACTTTTCGTGCGAGTATAGACCCCACAATCCATCAGACTGTAGGCATTGTTTTTCATATGAACAGGATCTTAATCGATAGTCACATCTACCCATATGAATAATCTCTCCAGATACCTCTTCTCCCAACCTATCAATAATGTGGGTGTCCGCTGAACTGAATGTAATAGAGCGACCTCTGAAACAGCCATCTCCAAGTAGAGCACCCATGAGATAACTGGGTATTTTATGGTTCTTTGGAAAACTTCGAGTTATCTGGACTTCTTCAGTTAAAGGTAGCAATACGCTGTGTCCCTGCTCTAATAAATGCATCATATCTTTAGTAGTGCCTAGTCTATCAGAGCGTGGTCTACCACCTATCTTAAATCTCCATATATGATTCTCAGCAGCTCGAGTAACACTTCCATCTAGCGTGGTAATTTCGTAAACAGGAGCTTCGCCTTCATAAGGTATGTCTATTACTCGGGTACCTTTACCATCCGCACCACATACAACATCACCTATATTGATATCGCCAATTCTCTTCTCGCCGAAAGGTGTTTTAACTATTGCATCTAATGGTTGAGGTCCGCCGCCAGATCCACCCATGAAGATTTCAACAGCACTAGGATTTTCAAGCAAACCAATAGCATGACGTTGCTTGTCGCTGATTGTGAGGTTTTCCACTAATCCTCCTCGTCATCGTCTTTGTCTTTGTCTTTAATCTCTTCTAATGTAGGAGTAGATACAACATTGAAACTGATGTTAGCTTTATCGAAGAATGTTTCACCAGCTTCATGTACTACCTTTTCACCGTAACCAATCTTATTCAACAAGTCCACTAAGTCGCGAACTTCCTTGCTAATAGGCTTATTCTCTGCTACAGATTTAGCTATCTCTTTAGTAGCACCAGCCACAATTCCAGCGGCTATCATTGAAGCAGGAGTATTGTCAACTATTCCTTGCCATTGACTAGGAGTGCTTTTAAGAATGGTCTTTAAGAACTCTTCATCATTCATCAATTTGCGAACTTTAGAACTGAAACTAGGAGTCTTTTTCCAATTTCCTCGAGGATTAGTTGGTGGCATTCCTTTGTAACCAATAGTAGGAATAATATTCTTAAATTTTCGCTCTTCTGGAGTGAGTAAATCAGCAGGAGTGTTCTTAATTCTCTCAATATCTTCTTTACTATACTTCTTTCCCATCAGTTTCCCCTCTTTTTGCACATTTTTATGTTCCTTTGCCTTTTATTTCTTTTAAGGTAAGGCTTGTTCTGTGTTTCTTTTAGATTATTTTCATTATCTATATAAATGATTCTAAATGTATTATAGCATAATTTAAGCACACATAAAGCCCCCTATGAAGGAGGCTCTCAGGGTTTATCCCACTGCTTGGTAGGTAAACAATACAAGTAATGTAGTGTAATCTATCATGGAGAGTAAGACTACATTTTCATTATACTCTATAGATTGTTAAGTGTCAATGTTTTTTCTTAGGTTTTTCGTCGAGAGTTTCAAATAAGGTTAGCACTAGATTCTTAGCTTGTGGATTGTGACTATTCAATTCTAGTAATTGATTAAGAGTGTCGAGTAATATTTCTCTAGTACCTATTGAATGACATATTTGTTTCATTAAGGTGGCTAAGGTTTCCTGTTTTTTCTGCTTAATAGCCTTGTACTCTGGAGTGGATTTATCTAGTGTTTTTAGAGTTTGCATAATAAGTATCGCATGACAGAGATTATCATACAAATTACAATCTTTAACACTAAATTGATTCATGCTTTATTATAACATGTTTTGGTATAAATTGTCTAGTAGGTTAGCTGTTTTGTTCAATAAGGGAATCTAGCTCTTCTTTATCAACGCCCATAGCTAGTAGTTCTTCATAATCAATACCCTCTTCAGAGAAGTTGATTCTTTCGCTAGGTGTGTATGCTTTAGTTTCTTCATTGTAAATGATTGAGTCTATTTTCTTACCGTTAATATCGTAACAACGGATAAAAGATATTCCACCATCCATAACAAGTGAAACTTTTTTAGTGCCTACAGGTAGGTCGTCAATGTTAATAAAAGGTGTTTTGATTTGTATTCCAACGGTATCCATAATGGTCTCCTTTTGTGTTGGGTTAAGTTTATCTACTATTATTATACCATAAGAGGTAATATCTTAGGAGTTATGCGTAAATAGTATATGACCGATTCTAAGCTCTTGTATGCGAATTTATTTATTCATATATAAAGTTATCCATAAAACACAAGAACGCCCGTTAGGGACGCTCTTACGCTGTTTTAGAGTATGTTTACATTAGCTTTAATAAGTCAATGAACTAGTAGGTACTCCTGTCGTGTTTTTGTCGCACTCAGTTGATATTTCATCGATTATCCCCTGAGCCTGACAATTTGTTCCTTCTTTGACGGTCAGCTAGTTTTTCAAGGTTAAGGTCTGCAATGTCTTGTAATTTAATATCTAGGTGGTCTGCAAATACCGCCAAGTACCATAAAACATCTCCTAGCTCCTTTTTAAGGTCTTGTTTCATTTCCTCTGTAATGACAGATTCGTTGTCCCTAACTGCTTTCTTGAGCTTTTCCATGACCTCGCCAGTTTCACCTGCTAAGCCTAGTGCTAGGTGGAATAGCTCATTTTTACCATTACGATTGATAGCTGTTTCTAATGCTTTTAGTTGGTAATAATTAAATGTCATGTGTCCTTTCCTTTCTATGTCTTAATTATATGGGAAATAACCAGGTAAGTGAATATTTTAACGTTTATTGCTATTTTGTACGAAACTAGCGACTAGTAAAAAGAATATACCGCGTGTCCAGTCACTATGAAAAATAGCAATGCAAATGTTAACAATAACTATTCCGTAAACTATAAGATCAAGAATATCTGATGACGTTTCTAATAATTTAGTTGTTTTCATTTTCTTCTTTGTCCTTTAATTCTTCTATAGCTTCTTTCATCGCAAGCAAGCCATTCTTCTCATTATCTATTAAACAGTAATACCAATATTCAATTGTTTCTCTTTGAAGTTTTTCCATCGCCTTTATGATACTTTTAGAAACTTTAGCGTCAAGTGAAGCTTGATAACTTACAAGGTCATCATATTTAGCATACCCTTTAGCGATATTAAGTTGAGCGGCTTGTGTAAGAATCTTATATTCGAAGAGGGCTTGATAAATACCTGATTTAGTGGGTTTTGGTAGCGGCATTATTACTCCTATTCTTTACGATTACGTTTCTTATTTCGCAACTCATTCATCCATTCTTCATCTTGTTTAGATATTTCGTACTCTGAGATAGCTACAAGAATTAGAATTCCTGCCATGATTATTATCCAAATTAACATGTACATTATTTATATATCTCCTCGCATTTTTAGTAATTGAGTAGATGCTCTATCAAAAGGTGTAATATCTCCGCTAGTCATCCTCTTGTAATACCTTAATGCCCAAATTCCCAGAAGTTCGTGTCCATATACCGTTATTAGAAATTCAATAGCACACCTTGTAGCTTCTGGTATATCTTTATTCTGTAGATGAGTTTGTAACTCTGATACGAGTTTATCCTCTGCTTCTTTCTGGCGTTTACTGACGGAATCAGCCGCTAATTCTCGTCTTCTTTCGGCTAATTCTTCAATGTCTTCTAGAGTTAACTCTTCTGTATTGAGTACTACTCCATCTGTAGTTTTCAGGAAGTTTTTTATCTTATCTTCTTTCATACTCCCTCCTTTCATTTTTAATTATAAGTGGTTTACTTTAGAAAGTCAATATTTATCTCTTTTTTCGAAAAAAGTCATAAAAAGTCATAAAAAATCGGAAAAAAGTATTGACTTTTGATTCTTTATGATATATAATAAATATATAAATAAGAAAGGACAAGCAATGAACAATAATCAAATCAAGGAATCAGCTAAAAGAAATCAACTACTTAACATAACTAACCAAGATCTTACTCAATTTACAAACGAAGGCGTTATAAACTCACTAAATAACCTACAGGAAAGGTGTGGAGCATTTGCTTATCACATTATTAAAACAGAAGGTCAATTTTACACTGAATATTCAATCCTTTTCGTAAGCGATCGTGAAGAGGATTGGTTAAAAAGCCAGGAAGACATCAAAAACGGTAAGGTACTTGCTTACATATACAACACTAGTTACGCTCAAGCAAGATTTGACTATATCGGTATTGAATCAGTAAACGGTGAATTAAAAAGGACTTGGTAATATAATTAAAAAATAAGAATCATCAATGACCTGCCAAATGTCAATAAACTGGGCAAAACCATTTTGAGGAAGTCCTCAAAATGAGTTACAACACTAAACCAATCGGGTACAAATCGTACCCAGTAGAAACCAATTTCCCCACTTGGGAAAAATGGT